CATGGAGGTCTCCGGGTGTGGTAGGGTCGCCCTAGATTACTGCCCCGGCGGGGTTTGTCAACTCATACGGGCTTCGGTCAGGTCGTCCAGAGAATACACGAATTTGTCCTCGTGCCCCGGCTCCACCTTTATCACACTTTCCGGGTCGTCCAGAACCTCGTAGCCCACGTCCACGCCTTCCAGAACCTCGCCTTGTTCCTCTTGCATGACCACCCGGATCACCGTGACTTCTTCTCCGTCTATGGTTTGTTTCGACCTACCGATCACGCGGAACTGCGAGCCACGGGGCAGGAGCATTTCGCCCTCGGCAGGGATCAGAGAGGCTTGGTAGATGGGCAGGATTTTCTGCCCGGTGCCCACCTGCACCTGCATCACAGTCTTGCCGGTGCCCGCGAAGTCCGCCGCCACTTCCGGGCGTAGGGACGTGGACACGAACGCATCGTCTTGGAACACCTTGCCCACGTCCATGCGGTCAGCCTCAGCCGCCTTCACGCCCCGATACACGTAGGTCACGTCCGGGGCGCGGGAGCGGTCCAGCAAGGCGTCAAGCGTTTGCGTGGCCTCTAACATATAGAGTTCATCGGTGCCGTGCAGCGAGGGCTTGGTCAGGTCTTTGGCCGAAGGCTTGGGCAGGGAGGGCGTCTCATACAGGTTGTATAGCGGTTGGTTCTTTCGCAGACGCCGGTTCAGTTCGTTGAACAGGTTGCCCGTGTAGATCGACGCATAATAGATAGCCTTCGCCGTGGTCTCAGGGTCGGACTTGAGCGCCAGTTGGAACAGGTCGCTCGCCGCCGCTTGCCAGATGGTTTCGGCCTCCCGGTCATACTGAGGCTCTACCGCCCGCTGGTGCCGCCCCACGTCCCGGATTGTCTCCGGGAAGTTGGACCAGTCCACCGGGTCGTATTCCTTCTCGGTGCTGATCAGCGTGACCACGGTTCGGCACAGGAAGTGGAACGGCGGGGTGTCATGGCCCCGCGCTTGCAGTTCCTCGTTTGACAGCCCGGCGATGTCGTCCAGTTCGGGGAAGGGTGCAAGTGTCTTTATTTGGGCAGGCTCCGAGGTCGATAGGATAGTCCCGGTTTTCGTATAGGCTTCCTCGACCGAGAACTCGCGTCCGTCCATTTCACGGCATATGTCCGTGGTTCGGCTGTCCACGATTGCATCAATCCGGTAGCGTGCGATGCCGCGCGCCCGTGCCTCATAATACATTCCGTAAGCAGCAACACGAGTTCCCACGACATTGGCAGAGGTATCCACCACCCGAACAATCTCTCCGCGAAGGTAGCGGTTGATGTCGTTGGCCAGCTTGTCGGGATCGATGGGATCGGCTTTCTGAAACCGGGATGCAGCAGTGATGCGTTCATCTAGCTTCCTTCTGGTATCGCGGGTGAGAACGTGGGCGGACATGCGCTGTAGCAGGCGGACAGCGCCTTCATCGGTTTCCCATGGGTAGGGCGCTCCGTTGGCCAGAACGCTTGTCTGGGGCTTGTCTACCGCGCCAGCGCCCAAGAGCATGGTGGACCGGGTGAACTTGCGCATGGTCTTGTCAGTCTTGGCCAGCGCGGCGGTGAAGTCCAGTTCCCGCACGCCGTCGCGCGCATCCTGAAAGCGCCCGGCCTTGATGTCCTCAGCGATAGCCCGTACCTTGGGGCCTATCACGCGCATGGCGGACCGGGTGACGGATGCGCTTAGATCATCGGTTAGGGTCCGGACCCCCTCGCTCATGTCCTTGGGTTTGATGGGGCGCATGTCAGCCTTTTTCGTCCCAGCCGTGTTCATCGTGCCAGTAGTCAGGGGGTGTAGCCGGGGTGGCGCAATCAGAGGCGTGCCCATCCTCCGGGATTTCTTCGACCTTGGTCGGCGGGGGCAGGCCCCGGTTCTTGCGCCGGATCAGCTTGACTATGGTTCGGCCCGGAACCTCGTCGGCTTTCAGTTTGTTCTTCACGGCGGTGGTAACCACGGCATGTTCGCCGGGCTTGCCGGGGGCGTGAAGGTGGGGGCTGGACCCGGCCCGGCGCAGGGCATCCCGAAGTTCAATCGTGCCATCTGCGAACACGCGCCACCGCTTGGAACGGCCCGCGCCGGGCAGGGGGTTATTGTCAATGTAAAGCATGGTCTGTCTCCCGTTGCGCGGCTTGGAACGCCGCCATTGCATAGCCCGCCGCCACGTCCGCCATGGCCGCATCAGTCAGGAAGGTGGAGTTGTAGAGGACAGGGGCGAGCGCCTTGTTGACACGCTCCTGCTCATCCAAGGACAGATCATCGTATTCCGTCCGCAAGGCCATCAGAGTGCGCAGGCTCTCGGCATCGCTCAGATCGTCATATTCCCGCACGGACCGGGCGATGCGCGCGGCCATGAGCGCCACGCGGTTGTTCACCGCCTCCGGGGGGTTGGGTGCCGCCTGTTGCTCTGTATCGCCTTGAGGGGCCGCGTCAGCGTTGGCCGGGGGGTTGGTAGGGGGTTGGCCGGGGGTTGCACCCTCTTGCCCGGCCACGGTGCCCCCGATCACATCTTCCTCAAAGTCCTCGGAGACTTCCACTTCCAGATCAGCGATGCGGCTGATGTCCTTTATTAGATCGGCAATGCCCACGCCTCGCATGGTGGACAGCATTTGCAGGGCACGGAGTTGTAGGTTCACGTCTTGGACGGATAGGGGCTTGGAGGCCAGTTCCCACAGGTTGGACGGGTCGATTTCCCGCATGATCGTCATGTTCATGCGTTCATCTTCTTCCTCGCGCTCGGGGGCGAACACCTGAGCCTCGGCCACCACGTAGGAGGCGTGAGCGGTGTTGCCTTGAACAGCCACATGCCCGTTTCGCCGGGTTACGAACACGCCAGTAGGGACAGTGAAACACCAGACCTCTCCGGTGTAGTCCACTCGCTCATGTCCGCGTGCGGTTTGAGTGCGGCCTTCTGCGCCACGCGAACCACCCATACCGATGAAAACCCGATAGCCCGGACGCACCCCCATAGTTCCCGGCGTAGCATCCGCCACGCGAGTATGATACCCCAGTTTAAGAGCCAATTCCTGCACATCGTCGGCAAGGCTTTTTGACGTGGTGTAGTAAGACCCAGAAGTGCGGCCTTCCCGCGTATCCCAACTTCCGTCGCCCGCCATGAGCGCATCGAATAGGATACGCAAACACCCACGAGATGACGCCAAAAGGGAGCGCGGTATACGCTTTTGCCACCCGACCATGCCCATTTTGTCTTTGAACCAACTGTAGATTGACCAGTCGTAGACATAGGCTGTCACCACCCCTTCTTCGGTCTTGGGCCACCACACAGTTACATCCTGAGCTTCAAGCCGCAAAAGAAGGGCCTTGATAGAAGACCAGCCCCGGTCAACGTGCTGCGTCAAACTGATCGCCCCGCCTTGTTTGAGAACATGCCCTTCGGAAATTATCCAGCCCGCCAGTTCATACAGGTCAGTAGTGTCAAGTGTAGGAGGGTAGTCCTCTTGCAAGGCCGTAGACCCCCTTCCAGCTATAGGTGCGGGAACATGTGGGAACGTGAACGTGAATGTGCTATGTGCCACCCCTACCTTGTATTCCGGGATACGCCGCACAAAAGAAGGACGTGAACAGGTTGCCAGCATAGTCTCCACAGGTTCCGTGCAGACATCCCCATACTGTGTTTCATAATGCATCCGGTGCTTAGGCGTCACCATGATGTCCATTAGGGTGCTTTTGAAGTGGTACATAGGGACGTCAGTCACGTCATAGACCTGCACCCCATGATCCGGCTCATGGTATTCCAAAGCCTTGGCTTTCGGGTTGTAACAGGCCACCTTCATACCGGGCTTGAATTGATCGTGAGTGATCCACCCCTGATCGGTAAGGGCCTCCGTTTCGGCATCATAGCACGCGAAGTTGTAGCTGTCGGCCATGCCCAGAAAGATGCCCGGCAGGCGGAAGGACCGGCGGACGCGCTGTTCGTTCTTCTCGTCATAGACCTCGAACGTGCTGTCGGCCTCCTGTGATCCGAACCGCTCCACGGTCACGCTGGCGGGGCGCTCATTCTCAAGGTTGCCAGATGACGGAACCTCCACGGCCACGCCGCGCTGTTTCGTCTTGGAGCCGCCCGTCAGATAGTCATTGATCGCCTTGGCCACCGGCTCCGATACCATGCCGCCCGTGATGAACACCATCACCGGAGGGACGCCGCCACTCTGGAAATAGGCGAGGTTGTGTTCCTCAGCCATCCGGCTCCCCAGCACGGACGGAAGCTGCGTGATCCATCGCGGCATCCCGTAGGGCGACTTCACGTCCTCAATATCCTTGTCATGGATCACTTCATGGGCGCGCTTGTTGGCGGGCAGGGTTTGGCCGTCCGGTGCCCACTCCCCGGTCACCCGGTTTAGGTCGCGCTGCGAGCCATATTCCTTGTAGTAGACCAGCTTGGTTCCGATCTTCTGGACGTAACGGCGCTCGGCGCGGAGGGTGGTCAGTTCCACGTCCTTACCGGCCCGGCGCATCTTGACCGTTACTTCGGTGGGTTCGTCCAGCTTGATCAGGCGCATCGACTTGGCGGGGGCGCGGCGAATGAACGCGAGTTCACCGAGGGCGTTGCGTTCCAGCACCATGTAGGAGTTGCCTGTCCGGTGCAGGTCGCGGCGAAGTTCCTTGCGTGTGCGCTGGAACGACTTGCGCGGGTAGACCTCTTTCAGAAAGTCCAGCAAGCCTTCGCGCTCTGACTTGTCCTCGTCGGTCAGATCAGCCTCGGTCTTGTCCCGGTTGACCAGCGTGTAGCCGGTGCAGGAGATATTGGTCACCATGGCTTCGATGCAGGGTTCCAAGGCGTTGTTCTCGGACACCAGCCGCTCAAGGCGTTCGGGGGCTATGGGGGGCGCGAGCAGGGAGGGCCCGGCGTGAATGCGCAGATAGTCCCGGAAGAACTGGTCCTCACTGTCGAGCAGCGTGGCGTCCACTTCGCCACCGAGGGCAATGTCCTTTTTCAGCTTCTCCGCGTGTTCCTTGGTGGCCCCACGCGCTTCCAGCGTGTTGGCCAGTTCTTCGGTGGACAGGCCAGTTAGTGCGTTCAGGATCAGCGCGCCGTAGCCATTGCGTCCGCCGTTAGGATTGGCGAAAATGTTCTGGCCTTGACCGGCGATCACGCGGCCCTCTTTTGTTTTGTCGTCAGCCATACCGGTGCCCCTTGCTCGGATTGCGGCGATCCTACGCGACCTCTGCCAATTCAGCAAGGTTCAAGCCTACCTCCGCATCGGTGGTGAACTTGAGTTCGGGCTTCCAGCCGAATGACTTCTCGAAGGGCAAGTCCTCCATCACCTGCCCGGAGTAGAGCAGCGCGTCGTCCACCTCGTCCTCCGGCACATACCACAGCCCTTGGTCGTGGATTTGTCCACAGGGTGTCAGAAGGGCCGGGCGTTCTTCTTCGATTATAGCCATGGACCACCACATCATGTCCACCAGCGTGGCCTGAATGGGGCTGTTGATTGCTTGGTTCTGAGCCTTCTTGCGCACCGCCTTGATCGGGCTGTTGATGTTGGGCAGGTGGCGCAAGCGGCCAAGGGGAGAGCGCACGGTGCCGTTCGTCTGAGCCTCTATGATCTGGCGGTCGTGCCAGTAGGGCAGGCCCGGATACAGATTGAAGAAAGCGTCCCGCATGGCCTCGGCTTGCTCAAGGGTCAGCTTCACCCCATAGACCGCCTCGGCATACATCATGAAGCCATATGCCTGCATCCCATAGATCAAGCCGAAGTTGCCCGCCTTGCCGTTCTGGCGGAGCATCTTGAAAGCCGCCTCATCCACCCCTTTCAGGTGCATGGCTTCCTCGTAGGTCATGCTGTTCACGGTGGCGGCGGTCAGCACGTGAAGGTCGATCTTGTTCAGGTAGGCTTGTAGCATCTTCTGCTCCCCGGCCCAGCACGCGGCCACCTTGAGTTCGCCTTGGCTGTAGTCCCGCGCGACGATCACGTGCCCGTCCGGTGCGACTATGCACTCCCGAAGGCGCTTGCCCCAATAGCTGTGCTTAGGGACCGTATTGTGAACCTTCATGGAGTTTGCAGAGAAGGCGTGGGTCTTGGGCAGGGTGAAGTCGTAAACCCACCCGGCCCCGGCTTCCTCCACACTTATCACCGAAAGGCCCTCCACGGGCTTCCTGTAGGCCGGTGGATAGTCTATGCCCATGAGGGGCAGGCCCGCCGCCGTCAGGTGATAGGTGGCCGTGTAGCCCAGATACTCCACTGCGAAGTGGTCCACGCGCCCCCTCGTTATAGGCGGGATCACGCCGTCGAACATGGCTTCCCGGACCATCACCTGTGTCAGTGAACGTGCGTTCACACGGACCCTCACCCCTCGCCTGCCTTTCCGCCCTTTCATATACTCGCCAGCCCCTTTCAGGATGCCGCGCAAGATGGGGTGCCACGCGGTTGTCCCGCGCAATTCGTAGGGGATGATGGGCACCGAGGGGTGAGGTATCCAGAGAAGCCACTGAA